GGGTCATGGGTGAGTGAGGACGACTTCCACTATCGCGATCCAGTTGAGCATTCGAGCCGGTATGGGATGACCGACCTCGCGCTGTCCGTACAGACGGGCGACTACACCGTCCATGTCCTCGTCGGGGTGGATAGCAACGGCAATTGGGACGTCCTGCACGCGGAGCGCGACCGCTGTGCGCCCGACCTGTCTGTCAAACGGGTGCTGACGCTCAACAAGGACTTCAGCGCGGTCGAATGGCTGATCGACGACGACAACGCATCGAAGGTGTTCGGGCTGTTCCTGGGGTCCGTGGCGGCCGAGCAGAAGGCACGGTTGAACTGGAAGCCGCTCAAGATGCGCGGGCAGGACAAGGAGACACGAGCGGCGGCGCTGCGCGGGCAGTTTCGACGGGGGAAGGTGTTCTTCCCGAAGAACAATCCGCCGTGGTTGCGCTGGTTGAAGGAAGAGCTGATCAACTTCCCGAATGCGACCGGCGTGGGCGTCGATGACGGCGTGGATGCGCTAGGCCTCATTGGGAGGCGCCTCGGGTCGCTCGTGGTACCATCGCGAGAGCCTGAGAAGGTCAGGTATCCTACCATGCAGGAAATGACTTTGGACGGCCTGTGGGAGAGCAACCCTACGCGAGTCCGTCGCAACCATCGAATTTGAGGAACGTATGAGCAATCCGTCCAGCGCCACCCGCCTCGGGTCCGTCGAGGCCACCAACTCCAACCCCCAAGAGAAGTATGCGCGATGGCGCGACGAGGTTGTCCTGGCCGAGAAGGAATTCGAGGAATTCTGGAACCGTGGGCGGAAGACCGTCCGCCGGTTCATCGACGACCGCGGTGCTGAAGACTCCGACGCGCGCAAATTCAACATCTTCACCAGCAACGTTGGCATCCTCGAGTCCGGGCTGTACTCGAAGGTGCCGAAGGTGACCGTCAAGCGGCGCTTCAACCAGTCGAACGACGATGTGGGGCGCATCGCGGCCTACATGCTCCAGAACTGCATCATGCAGAACATGGAGGACGACGATTGCGACTTCGATACGGTCATGACGCAGTGCGTTCAGGACCGCCTGGTGCCCGGCATCGGTGTCGCCTGGTTGCGTGTCGAGACGGACACCGAGGAACGCACGCTGGAAGAGGTCACGGACCCCATGACCGGAGAGGTCATCCAGCCGGCGGCCACCTATGAGACGGTCACGCGCCAGGAAGTGTGCATCGAGCACGTAAATTGGGAGGACTTCCGCGTGTCGCCCTGTCGAACGTGGGAAGAGCGCCGCTGGGTGGGCCGGGTGGTCTATATGGACCGCGATGCGCTCGTGGAGCGCTTCGGAAAGGAGAAGGGCGACAAGATTCCGCTCGATCACGACATCCGTAGGGACACCGATAACAACCCGCAGAACCTCTTGGTCAAGCAGGCGGCAATCTACGAGATTTGGAGCCGCGCCACGCGCACCGTCGTCTGGCTGTCGAAGGGGTATCCCGAGCTGTTGGACGAGGTTGAAGACCCGTTGAAGCTCGACGGGTTCGACCCGTGTCCGAAGCCGCTGTTCGCGCTGATGGCGAACTCGAACCTGATCCCGATCAACGACTACGCGATCATCCAGGACCAGTATTGCGAGCTGGACACGCTCAACAACCGCATCAGTTTGCTGATCAGCGCCTGCAAGGCGGTCGGCGCCTACGACGCGGCGGCTACCGGCCTCAAGAAAATGCTCGAGGACGGCATCGAGAATCAGCTCGTGCCTGTGGATAATTGGGCGATGTTCGCCGAGAAGGGCGGTATCGAAAGGTCCGTCTCGTGGTTGCCGCTGGACGTGATCGTTGCTGCGATCGACAAGCTCCGCGAGGCGCGCGAGGACGTCAAGCAGCAAATCTACGAGCTGACCGGCATCAGCGACATCGTTCGAGGCAACACGAAGGCCAGCGAGACTCTCGGCGCGCAGCAGCTCAAGTCGCAGTTCGCCAGCGTGCGCATTCAGCGCCAGCAGAAGACCGTCGAGAAGTTCGCGCAAGCCATCCTGCGCCTGAAGGGCGAGCTGATCGCCAAGCACTTCACGCCTGAGCAGATCATCAAGATGTCCAACATGGAGTTCCACCTGGAGGGGCAGAACGCCCCGCTGATCCACCAGGCGGTGCAGCTCATCAAGGGCGACTCGACCGAGTTCGGCTGGCGGGTCAATGTCCAATCTGACTCGCTCGCCGAACCTGATTACGCAATTCGGAAGCAGGAGGGTGTAGAATTCACCAACGCGGTGGCGACCTTCCTGCAGTCGGCGGCCACCACCATGAAGGCGATCCCTGAGAGCGCGCCTGTGGTCTTCGAGGCGCTGAAGTACTCGGTGAGCGGCTTCAAGGGGTCGCAGGAGCTGGAGGGCGTCATCGACCAGACTCTCGGTCAGATCATGCAGAAGATTCAGAACCCGCCGCCTCCGCCGCCCGACCCGGCGATCGAGAAGGTCAAGCTGGACATGCAGATCGCGCAGCAGGAGGCTCAGCTCAACGAGCGCGCCAAGCAGCAGGAGATGGTCATCGAGCAGCAGAAGGCCGAGATGGAGATGCGGCTGAGGGAGATGGAGCTTCGCTTCAAGCAGATGGAACACCAGATGGACATGGCCTTCAAGCAGCAGAGCGGTCAGCAGCAGTTGGCCCAGGATCGGGAGAAGTTCGACGCCCAGGTGGCGCAGGACTCCGCCCGAGCGATGATGCAGCTCAACCAGGACACGCGAGAGGACGCAAAGGAAGATGACAATGACGATTGATGCCGATGACATCACTTACCAAGTGAAGTCGTCAGAAGCGGCTGGTCGCCGGCTGATGAAGGACCGGAGAACCGGGTATGTCTTTTGGGCAACGTCCGAGACGGTGGTTGCCGCGGAGCTGCAGAACGAGGAACCCGTCCCGTTCGAGCAGGACGTCGGACCCGACGACCGGGTCGAGGTCGTCTCGTCGATGATCCCCGAGGGTGTAGCGGCGCCGACGGGTCGGGAGTTCATTCCCGAGTTTCTTCGGGATCAGCCGAAGCGTCCCGCACCCCGTAGAAGGAAAGTCAATGGCTCGTAAGTCCTGGGTGCAGATCAACGGCGTGCTCTACGACAAGGACGAGCCGCTACCCCCGGAGGCCATGCAGAGCCTTCCTGGTCGCCCTGGGCCGATGGTTATGCCCGACCTGCCGGACACCGTGTCCCCTATTGATGGCTCGATCATTCGAGGGCGGGCCGGGCTCCGCGACCACTGCGCCCGGCACAACGTTGTACCGACGGAAGAGTTGAAAGGCCTTCCGCCGAAGCCCTCGGTCCAGGAGTACGTCCCGGACCGTGCAGCAATCCGCGAAGTAATTCGCAGGCAACTCTACCGATAAGGAAAATCAATGAGCGACCTCAGAGCAGCAATTGAGGCGGCAGCCGCCGCCAACGAGGGCAAGGAGCCCGCAGCGCCCGCCGCGGAAGTAGCGCCCGCCGCGGAAGTGGCACCAGTCGAAGAGTCGGCCGCCTCGGCGGCGACCCCTGAAGGGGAAGCACCGAAGGCCGACGAGGCCGAGAAGGGCGACGAGACCAAGAGCATCACTGAGGTCGCCGACAAGTCCAAGGGGGAGCCCGACGGCAAGTCGCCTGGGGACAAGAACTTGCGCCCGCCCGCCGCGTGGCGTGCGGAGGCGAAGAAGGAATGGGAGTCCATGCCCGAGGTGGTCAGGCGCGAGGTACAGCGGCGCGAACAGGATATGAACACGCGGCTGAAGGAGTCGGCTCTCGATCGCCAGCGTGTCAATGAAGTGACGCAGGTGTTGGCTCCGCACATGGACCGCATCCAGACCATGTACGACGGGAACCCGATGCGTGCGATCCACAGCATGTTGGAGATTGAGCGCCAGCTTGTCGGCGGGTCCCAGCAGGCCAAGGTCGAGCTGATCGCGAAGATGATCAAGCGCTTCGACATCGACCTGCCGATGCTCGATACCACGCTGGCAAGCCCGGCCGGTCCCGCCGCTGACATCCCGGCCGGCATGACGTACATCGAGCAGTTGCTCGACCAGCGGCTGAAGCCAGTCATGAGCTTCGTCGAGCAGCAGCGCGTGGCGCAGGAGGCAGCGGCACGACAGGAGTCGCAGAAGCTCGAGATGACCATCGCTGACATGGCGGACAACCCCGACTACCCGTACTTCGAGGATGTCCGCGGCGATATGGCCGATTTGATCGAGATGAACGCCCGTCGGGGGATTGCAATGTCCCTCGCCGACGCATACACTAGAGC